TTTTCAAAGCGCAGCGCCAACCGCCAGGTGAAAAAGGCACATCCGATCCACAGCAGTAATGGCGTGCAGATGATTATTGCGCCTCATATCGTTCATAAGATGCAACAGCAGGAGAATCATTAATGTCCATTATCTCTGTAAATGCCAAAGAACTGGGACAGGAGCTGGCTGCGTGGGGAGTTCCACACAATTACGCCATTCTCTTTCTTGAGAAAAGCACCGTTAAAAATGGCCGTGTGGCCTTACATCCGTTTTTCTTTAACGACACTGAGCACATGACAAACATGCGGCACTGGCTGGCCGTGAATGTTGCTTACTGGTGCTGTGTTTATCGTGAAGCGGAAAGCCCGTTCCAGCAGGTTGAAGCGCTGGCTGGTATTCGCTCTATGTATTACATCGCCGGGTCGTTGGGCGCAGGGGAAGTCAAAGCGCTGATCCAGGAGTGGTGGCGCAAGACCTACGAGCTGCACAAGATACCCGCGCCGAGCTACTCAGCCGCGCCCGTTACCGTCTCTTTCCACTAATTCACTGCCTGAATTTTTGGCCATCCCTGCGGTGGCCGGGGATTCTTTTGCCTTGAGGAAACCAAAATGCAAACAACACGTACAGATTTACCAGCAACAAAATCCGGTACAGAGCTGATGGCCATGCTGGCCAAAGCTACGGAGGAAGGCAAAGCGGCATCTGCCGATCTGTGTTCTGCCCGTCTGGATAAGCTGGCCGCGTACGCCGCTAATGAAGGCTTAAGCGCTGCCGAAATCGTAGAGCTGATCCGTGAAGAGGCTGCGGCCATTTGCAGCAAAGGCGGTGCGGCATGGCAATAAAAACCCCTCTCAAGTGGGTAGGCAGCAAAGTCCGTATCATGCCGCAGCTGCGTGACCACTTGCCGGAAGGCAAACGCTTGGTTGAGCCGTTCGCGGGTTCGTGCGCCGTCATGATGAATACTGATTATGACGAATACCTGATTGCTGATCTGAACCCGGATTTAGTCAATCTGTACAAAGTTATGACGTACTACACAGACGCATTCCTGAATGAGCTGGATCTAATGTTCTCTGCCGGGGCGTTGGGCGATCTGGAAACCCGGCCATTCGTCGCTGTGAACTGATGGTGCGTATGCGCGGGTTTGAAGATATCGCCAATGAACAGGGACTGGCTGGCGAGTTTTACACAATCACTGCGCCTTCACGTTATCACGCGGTACACAGCAAAGGCGGCTTTGTGTCTCAGTGGAACGGATTAAGCCCACGGGACACGCAGCGTTATTTATGCAACGTCTGGGCAAAAGCACGTGCGGCGATCTCCCGCGCCGGTATTCATGTTTTTGGTTTTCGCGTGGTGGAGCCACACCACGACGGGACACCGCACTGGCATATGCTGCTGTTTATGCAACCGCATGACGTTGAGGCGGTGCGCGATATTCTTTGCTATCACGCCAGGATTGCCGATTCAGAAGAGCTTCAGACACCCAACGCGCTTAAGGCGCGTTTTCACGTTGAGCCTATCGATCCCGCTAAAGGGTCTGCCACGGGCTATATCGCTAAATACATCTCAAAAAATATCGACGGCTTTGCGCTCGATGGCGAGCAGGATGAAGAAACCGGGGAAAACCTGCGCGATATGGCCAAATCCGTATCGGCCTGGGCATCCCGCTGGCGTATTCGTCAGTTTCAGCAAATTGGTGGTGCGCCAGTGACTGTCTGGCGGGAGCTGCGCCGCCTGGGCGATCAGCGCCTGACTGATAGCCGCATGGATGCAGTGCTGGCGGCGGCAGATGTTGGGGACTGGGCGGCCTATACCCAGTTGCAGGGCGGCGCACTGGTTGCGCGTCGTGATCTGGTTGTTCGCCTGGCGTATGAAATCACTGAGCAGGGTAACGAGTACGCCGAAGATGTTCAGCGTGTGCAGGGTATCTATTCGCCTTTGATCCCGGATTCGGAAGTATGCACCCGTCTGGTCAAGTGGCAGAAGGTTGCGAAGTTGGCCGAAGCGCCAGCGGAGGAGGGTTTTTCTGGCGGCAGCGCCGCCCCTTGGAGTTCTGTCAATAACTGTACGGAGGGAGGAACCCGGAGACGGTTAAAACTGGAACTGAACCAGCGAGGGTTTGCCGGAACGGATGAAGAAATCGACATTCTGAAGCGGGGTGGCGGTCTCAAATTTGGCCGATCTGCCCTGATTTACAGGGAAGGGAGGTTGCAGGAGAAACGGAACAATCCGGAAGATGAGCAATGGCCAGGCTGGCAGTAATAGCCTGTAAGTGTGTGATATGTAAAACGTAAATTGTTACTGGTGTGAATAAAAAAATTCACAATTAATGCTTTTGAGTGTACTGTATGTTTATACAGTTGTTTGCGTGGGAGGATACTGTGCAGGATTTATTTTTTGAAACCGTTGCCTTTCAACGGATCGCTTTAGTTGCAAAACTTATGGCAACCGCTGACTGTTCTGAAGATGAAAAGGATGTGGCGCTGGCCTGGCTTGGAGAGATGACGCAGGAACTGGGAAGGAAGCTGGATCAGTATGAAAAAAAACACCCCCATAATGGGGGCGATTCAGGCGGCAGGGGCGGCTTTCAGTAAATCCAGAGCCATTTGCTTCTGATTGGGTGACAGATTTTTTAATAAGGTTTGTACCAGAGCGTCACCCGTTTTAGCGCTGGGGCTGAGAGTGTGGGAAAACGTCAAATTCATAACAAAAGTGTGCCCACACTCCACATCTGCGCATGCGCAGTAAATATCTGCAATCTGGCGGTGCTTTCGGTTAGTTTTGCGAATCACAGCCTTGGAGCCGCACTCCGGACATTCAATTTTCAGGACTCTCATATTCCATTCTCCGGCTGTCAAATAATGCCTGGATTTTAGCCTTTTTTGACTCATGCTGCACCCTTCACCGTTGTTTCTTCAGTAAAATTCAAATGCAGGTGGCGCGGAATTTCCGGATCGCTGTTGATGGCCATCGCCAGGCGGCGCTGAATGGGCAGCACTTCATTCTTTTTGTAGGTGCGTTCAACCTTTTCCGGGTCGCCCAGTCCGGCAGTATTCTGCGGAACGATACCCGCAAGCCCGGCCGGGAAGCGGTGAGCGTTCAGAATGTCCTGGGCGCTGATGTTCTTCACGCTCGCAAATTCATCTTTGGCCGAAATATCCCCCATCTCAATAAACTTGATCGCGTCGCCGTCGCCGCCAGGGATGTTCACCAGGATGGTGGAGAAGTTGCCGATCCCCTTGCTGTCCCGCAGCTGCTGTTCAATCTCCTCCTCCATTTCGTCCGTCATGCTGGGGTCACGGGTATACAAAATGCCACCCGTGTGTGCGCCGTTGTGGTAGTAGCGACGGCGGAAGATAACCGCCTCACTGTTCAGCAGGGCAGAGTGAACGCCGCCGATGTAGTCCGGCAGACCGTAGATGTGTTGCTGCGGGTCGTACATCTTGATGAAGATGATATCCTCAGGCGGGAACGCCAGCGGCTCGCCTTCCTGTAAAACCACGTAATCCCCTGGCACAGTCTCCGCGTTTTCTCTCTCCTTTCGTCGGCGGAGGTAAAGTCCAGGCAGCGGCTGAAGCCCGATCACGTCTCCCCAGCCATTACGGACTTTGGCCACGGCGATATCACCAAACGTCAGGTAGTCAAAAACAGCGGCCTCCAGCTCGTCGAACGTCAGGCCGCCGCCCTGATAGTCGGCTGTAACCATGTTTTTACGGGCGTGGATAATCCCGCCGTGCTGGCCGTTCAGGTTGATAAGCTGCGCCAGCGCCAGACGGTCAATCGGCTGGGTGTAGTGGTCGGCGGCGTTGTCGTACCAGATTTCCCGGTAATCGGTTCCGGTAGTCAGTACCGGTTCTGGTTTGCCAAAGCTGATAATGCTCATTTTTTTGGACTTATCGCCGCGCTGTTCGCGCTTCACAAAACGTTTCTTTTTGCTCATGCTGCCTGTTTCCTTACACCCCAGCGGGATTTTGGTTTGTTTTCATAGTTAAGTGGTTCGTTATGCAGGGCGTGGGAAATTGCCCAGAATGCCTCTGCGTGGCCAGTGTCCTGGCTGCGGTCAGCGACAAAGGTCATGGCATTACCGCTCTGTGTGGTGGTGCGCCGCACGGACATAAAGCTGGCCGGGATTTCCTTCAGATTTTTGTCCCACTCGATACGCTGGCTTTCCACCACGTCCGCGGCCTTCAGTACCAGCTGGTTTTTGGTGTTCATGTCGTAGCGAATCGGAACAACAACCTTCATGGCAAAGTGCTGGATGTTGTCAAACACGCCCTGGCCGATCCCGGTTACATCTACGCCCAGATAAGTGAAGTTGTACTGGTCAAACAGCTTTTCGATCTGCTTTGCCTGGTAGCGGAAGTTCATTCCCTTCCAGTAAATCACCTTCAGCACGCGGAATTTTTCCACGGCAAACATCGGCGGGGCGACGATAACGAAACACGACAAATCGCCGCTGCGTGCCGGGTCAAAGCCGCCCCATACTGGCCTGTCACCAAACGGCCGTTTTGCGTCCGGGTCGTGATCTTGCCAGGTATCCACTTCCACGCCGCACGCTTCCAGGTCGGAAAAGCTGAAAACGGAATCCTTACTGTCCACGAACACGCACATATAAAGCATGTCGAACGTGGCGGTGTTGTAGCGGTTGCGCAGCTTCTCGATGTTGGCCAGGTTGAAGCCACCCGCAATGGCATCCTCCATCGTGATAACGTAGCGCCACTGGCCATCCGGGCAGAGCCGGCCGCCGTCCCGCATTTCATCAAACAGCGGAAATTTGATGGCCGCGCGTTTCTTGCTGCCCTGTTTCCACTCTTCACCTGTCCAGAACGGGTACGCCTGGTGCG